GGACAAACGTCTGTATCGTGCGGGTTGATGTTAACATCCGGCTCAGTGTCTCTACGATCCCAGCGACTGAACAGTCATAGAGATCATGAGCCACCAGGGGGTTGAACGGGTCCATCTTCGTAAGGTGGCTAACAAGATCTTCACCGAAGACAGTACAATCGGCGGCCATGATCTGTTGGAGGTTCGTATTGATCACCGACGGGCGTAGTGCCTTCAGGGTTGCCGCTGCCACACGATCTGCCGGGGTGGCCGGTTTGATAATAGGGAGACCGAAAGGGTCACGCACAAGGGCATGCATCCTAGGAAGAGGATTGAGAAAGGCACCCTCTTGGGCTTCCCGTAGAACCCTTCCATAGACCGCGTGTGAAGGGAATGCCCTCCCTAGCAACACGACAGAGCTTAGAGATCGGGAGAGGGGATCAGATCCGCCCTTGTAGAGAAAGGAGAACGGTCCCGATATGGCCAACCCTCCGAGCTCCGAGGGAAGCCAAAGCAAGTGTTGGACTGCCGCAGAAGGTTCCAACCGCTCTTCAACGACGCGGTTTCGAATGTCTTTTCCGTAGACTCCCCGTCCTTCCATAGCGCGCAAGAGATATATGTAGGAGTGGAGGTATGCAAGAGCATAGCTACCCAAGGGGAATCGTGTTCGTTCTGCCCCTGCAAGCCCGGCAGCGAATATGGCTCCGACATCATTTGCTACACTGGGGAAGTCCGAGGAGGAGTGAGGGAACATGCGAGAGTGTGCCTTGAGGGTGGTCGGATAATCAACCCCCATAATGTAGACATCTTTCGAGTAGGTTAGTACCGTTCCTGATTCGAGGCACTCTTCAGGTTTCAGGCTCTGGTTTGTTCGCGCGCATTCCTCGTGGAGGCGTGCCATGATCTGGAGGTAGATGCGCCGTGCTGTTTCCTTCGCAGTGTCATTGGGGGGAATTTCCATTGTTATTGAGAGGACTTGATTATCACCTTGTCCAATCAAAAGGTAGGACACAGGAAATTCATGGAGAGCCAAATCAACCATACTGTATGTGCAGGCGGACCAAAGCTTCTGTGTGATCCCTTCAAACCCCCCATGGTGGTTGTACCACAGAGTGGGTGATTCTGGGGGGGTCATCTGTTCAACCTCCGGAGGTCTTACATCTGGGACTCGGACCACGATCAGACATTCGCCAAAGAACTCATGCACGAAGGTATAGACTCCCCTTAGTCCGAAAATGTCATCTATCACATCCCCGATGAGATGTACGGTAAGAGATCGCCAGCGAAGGTTCCATCTGCTCAGATCAGCTTCCAGGTAAAAGCGGACACGGCCATCCCCTGTCAACGGTTTGGTGATGTCACCGAATGTGCGAAGGACGGATATTTTGTCTTTTGTCATTGTCTGCTGGGGCAAGTACGGGAAGATGCTGTCAGCCAGGTTGGCTTCTGTCAAAGCAAAGTAAAGACGGACTTCGAAAACCAGCATGGAGAACATTCGTGCAGCCAGCTTGAACTCCCGCTCCTTGGGATAAAGTGACACTATGAACCAGTCTAGGGGGATTTCCCGCCGCATCACCTTCCCTACAATGTCGCGTGGTGATATTTCCTCCCGCGCAATCATCTCTAAGAGCAGGCGTTTGTTGCTTGTCACCCGGACACCTTTGTCCCACGTTGCGTGCTTCTGAGATCTGTAGTACGAGATGGACTTATCATCCATGAGATCCAAGAAATTATCATGATAGTCAAATTCCTGGTGTTGCCCGAAACTCGCGGTATCCCAGTCAGTGAGCGGATAGCTAGCCAGCGTCAGGTGACGGAACTGGATGTTGTTCAGCCGTTGGAGGGTGGTAACCATGCCTTCGGGGGTCGGATGGAAGGAGATGGGGGGCCACTTCCCGTGCCTTTTCACATAAGTCTGCAAGTAGATCCGACAGAAGTTGTTACGGATGCGTTGGGCACTCTCATATGTCGTGGTATCGGGCTCTCTGGCCTCTTTTGCTGCGGACAGTCCCCCCGCTACTGGATCAATAAGTGGGTGCCCGCATGTCTTCTGGATGCCAAAGAGCTCGACCACATCTTGGACGTCGTGCGTGTCCTGTAAGATGCGCGCATAGGAATCAGCCATGAACGGGGCTTCCCCTCCCTTCCCTCTCTCCTTTTCCCGCACCTTCTCGAGAAACCGAGGGAAGGGACCCTCTTCCGCGAAGAGAGGATCAGTAACATATGACATATATGCCTTCCCTAGCTCCTCCGTGCATTTTGCCACCTCATACCCAGCATTCTCGTATCGCTTGAGACACTCCAACTGCCATGCGTAGTGTTTTTCGATGAGAGACGTCAGGTGAGGTTTCTCTGGATACATCCATAAACGGGCTGCATGCACCTGATATCGCATGAAGCACATGTCCTTTATCATCAACACCTGGTCGTAAGGCATCAACCAGTCAGTGTCTCTCCACCCTCCAAGCCACACAACATACGAACGGTCAGCAATCCATGTTCCGGTAC